GCTCGTCGTATGTCGAAAACCTCAAAAAGATGACCGAAGCGCAAGGCGTGTTTCGGGAATCGGGCCTCACCGGCAGCGCGGCGCTCGAAGGCGCAAAGCTCGCGGCGCCGACGCTCTCGAAACTCGCTGTGCTGTCGAAGGCGAGCGGAAAGGAAATGTCGCACGCGGACGAGATGAACTTTCTGCGCGCGATCGAAGAAACCGGCGGCTTGCATAGCGCGACCGAATTCAACCGGCGAGCGGATTTGTATTACCGCATGGTGAATTCGTCGCAGGGCAATATCAAATACGAAGACTTGCGCGCGTTCTTCGCGCGGGGCGGCGTCTCGGCGCTCAACCTCACCGACTCCGGCCTCTCGAAGCTTGAACCTATCATGGGTTCGATGAAAGGCACGTCAGCCGGTACGGCGCTGATGACGGCATACAACCGGCTGAACGGCAATATCAAGTTGCCGAATCAGATCGTGCACGAACTCATCAACTCGGGTTTGTGGAACGGGCAGAACGTCAAGTTCAACCCGCACGGCGGCGTCGCGAACATTCAGTCGAAAGGCCTGCTCGCGGGCGGTGAATTGCTTCAGCAAGACCCGGCCGAATGGTATGAAAAGTTCGTGCGCCCGATGTACGACAAGATGGGTCTCAAGACCCAAGCCGATCGCGACAATTACAACGTCAAGTTGTTCGGGCGAACTGGCGGCATGCTGTATTCGCAGGTCGATCGCAACCGTAAGACGCTGCTCGACTCAGAGCACGCGGTCGCGCAGCAAAAGGGCATCAATCCGGCGTATCAAACGCTGATGAACACGTTCGACGGCAAGAAGCAAACCGCCGCCGCATCGTGGGAAAAGATTCTGACGAACATCGGCGAGCACGTTTTGCCGATCGTGAATCGCGGCATGGATGCGTTCAACAAGGTTCTGAGCGGCGTCGAGTCGTTCACGAAGAACAATCCCGGCCTGGTGAAGGCGATCGCAGTTGCGGCGGCGCTCTTTGCCGCGCTGCTCGTCGTCGGCGGCGTCGTCGCGGTCGTGGGCGGAACGCTCGTGATGCTCGGCGGCATTATCGGCGGCGCATTGACCGCCGGCATCGCTGCGGCGATGGTCGTGATTCCGGTCGTCGCGGGTCTTCTCGTCGGCTTTTGGGGCGACATCAAAAGCGGGTTCACGTCGTTCGCCTCCTATGTGGTCGAGATTGTCTCGGGCATGTGGGCGAAAGTGAAGTCGTTCCTTCCTGATTTCCTGACCGGCGGCGACAAGGCCGGCAATGCGCCGCCCGCAGAAAGCCGGGCGACGGATGCGGACCGCGCCTATTACGCGGCGTGGCATGGCGCATCGTCCCACGTCAAAACCGAAAGCCAAGCGACGGACGCAGATCGAGCCTATTCCGCAGCGTGGCACGGCGCATCGTCGCACATCAAAACCGCCGCGCAATCTGGCTCGGGCGGCAAGCAAGGCGACGTCTATCTCGACTCGAAGAAGGTTGGTGAAGTGCTGTCCAAGCAAATGGCGAAGGCTGCGAGCGCGCCGGGTCACTCGAACACCTTCGATTTCACGTTCGGACAAGCGTCCGCAGGGATGGCTTACTAATGGCGACCGTTCTCACCTTGGGCGATTTCGTATTCACTGAGTACGAAATCCCCGAACACATCAACGTTCGGTCGCGGCATCAGGCGATCGTTCACCGGCTGGTCGGCGGCGCTCGACAGGTCGACATGCTCGGCGCCGATCACGCGCCGCTCGACTGGTCCGGCTGGCTCGTCGGCACGACGGCGCTCGATCGCGCGCTCACGCTGAAGTCGATGCACGACGACGGCTTGCCGCTCACGCTGTCGTGGTCCGAGTTCCTTTACAAAGTCGTCATCACCGAGTTCGAAGCGGACTATCAGCGCGACTATCAGATTCCCTACCGCATCTCATGCACGGTCGTTCAAGACTATCTGAACGACGACGGCGGCGGCGCAGTGCCGACGATCGACGACCTGATGAACGGCGACCTCTCGACCGCGAACACGCTGGCGTCGGGCTTTCCTTCGCTCGCCGCGCCGATGGCGTCGCTAGGCTCGGCGATTAGCGCCGTTTCGTCGTTCGCGAGCGCGGCGAAAAGCACGCTCAACAGCGTTTTGCAACCGCTCAACGCCGTGCGCTCGGAGGTTAAGGTTTTGATTTCGTCGACCGAAAACACGCTGATGAGCGTCACGACGCTCGGCGGCATTCTGCCGAATAACCCGCTGTCGACGAACGTCGCGAAACTCAGCACGCAAATCAACGCGATGACGAATCAAGCCGCGCTCGTGAACCTGAACAGCGTGCTCGGGCGCATGGGTTCGAACGTCGGGCAGATAAACAGTGGCGTGAAAACCGTTCAAGTCTCCGGCGGCTCGCTCTTCGACCTCGCCTCGAAGTATTACGGCAAGGTGAGCGGCTGGACGGCGTTGCAGAAGGCGAACCCGCAGCTCGGCGGCGACACGAACATCAGCGGCAATCAGGCGATCACGATTCCGCCATACACCGACGATTCAGGAGGGATTCTAAGTGCCTAACACCGCCCAGGCGGTACGCGGCGCGGTGAAGTTGGCGACGAAGGGCGGAACTCTTTCGCCGATCAAGGGATGGACGGCGTTCGAAGTTGACAATAACAACTTTCTGAGCGCCGACACATTTTCCGTCACGTTCGCCGCGAACAAACTGCCGGCCGACCGTAGTCTCGCGTGGATCACGAGTCAGACCGAAATTTTCGTTGAGATATTCGCGGGCATCCCCGCGGACGGCTTGAACTGGACGGCCGAAGAATTGACCTCGCTCATTTACGGTCAGGTCGACGCGCTCGAATACGATCCAGTCGCCGGAACGGTTCACATATCCGGTCGCGACCTCACCCGAGTTCTAATCGATTCCAAGACGACGGAAAAATTCCAGAACAAAACCGCGTCACAGATCGCGCAAATCCTCGCCGATCGACACGGCATGAAAGCCAACATCGCCGCGACTAAAACGCTCGCCGGCAAGTTTTACGAAATCGATCACGAGAAGATGACCGCGGCGCGCACCGAATGGGATTTGCTCTGCGAACTCGCGCGCAACGAGCAGTTTTACGTATGGGTCAGCGGTCAGACGCTCAACTTTCAGCCGAAGCCGGACCCGGCGAGCGTCACGCCGTTCCTCGTCACCTGGACGCCGCCCGACAGTGAAACCGGCTACTCGCGCAGCAACGTCGAAGCGCTCAAGCTCGAACGCGCGCTGACGGTATCGAAAGGAATCGTCGTCGTCGTGCGGTCGTGGAATGACGCCGCGCAAAAGACGTTCACGACGACTTATCCGCCGAACAAGCAGACGGCGGTCAAGCCGGGCGCCTCGCAAATCGGCAGCGGATCGCAAACCTACTATTACAGCGTCCCGAATCTGACGCAGGAAAAGGTCTTGCAGTTCGCGCAAGCGAAGTACGCGCAGATCATTCAACACGAGATGCGTTGCGAGTTCACGATTCCCGCCGCGGGAAACGACGCGCTGACGGTCGCAAGCCTCGTTCAACTCGTCGGCACTGGCACGGCGTTCGATCAGACCTATTACCCCGATTCGCTGCGGCGCGCGCTGAGTTTCGATAGCGGCTACACGCTGACCGTCAGCGCAAAGAACCATTCACCCGACACCCAGGAGCTAACCTGATGGGGCGCCATCTCGCTAACGCGATGAGTCAGCGCGCGGCGCTCGCGATGCTCGACCTCTCGAAGCCGCTGACCGGAATCATCACGTCATACGACCCGGCGAAGCACGCGGTAAAGGTCACGATTCAGCCCGAAGGCGTTGAGGTTGCCGGCTGGATTCCGCTTGGTGCGATCGGCGTCGGCAACGGCTTCGGAATCGTATGCGGCCCGAACCTGGGCGATATGGTGCAGGTCGCGTTCAGTGAAGCGAACCCGGCCGCACCGCGCATCCTCGGGCGGTTCTTTTCGAACGTGAATGTGCCGCCGGCGGTTCCTTCTGGCGACACGTACATCGTGCACAAAAGCGGCAGCGCGCTCAAGTTCAACGGCGACGGAACGATTGTCGTCACTGCTCCGTCGACGATCACTTACACCGGCTCGCAACATCACTTCGTCGGCCCGGTCGTGATGGATAACACGCTGCTCGTCAAACAAACGATGACCGGTCAAGGCGGTATGGCGGTTTCTGGTGACAACGGCAGCGGCGCGGCGTCGACCGTGACGGGCAACCTCGCGACAACCGGCTCGATCACCAACAACGGAAAGAGCATCGGCAGCACGCACGTTCACACGAACGGCAACGGCGGTGCGAACACAGGGGCGCCAGTATGAGTGATTTGTATCAGTATTGGGGCAACGACCTAAACGTCTCCCCCTCGGGCGACCTCGCGCTTGCGAACTCGACCGACACGACGCAGCAACAAATCTTGCGCGGCTTGCTCACGAACGCCGCCCTCTTCGACCGCGCCGGAAACCCGCTTGCGACCGCTGATTACTCGGATCATCCCGACTTCGGCGCGT